ATGACTCCAACTAAGTTTACAGGTGTATATTATCGTGATACAAAAAGTAATGAAAGAATATTTTATATCACATACAAAATAAAGAGTAAATTAAATAGGGAAAAGATAGGTTCAAGCAAAGAGGGAATCACAGCAGCTTATGCTAGTAAGATTAGATCTAAAAGAACTTCAATTGATAGGTTAAAAGAAGATGCACCTATGAATAAAAAAATTATTCCAACTTTTGATGAAGCTTTTGAAATGTATGTAAAAAAGATTGAAGGGAAGAGTGATACAAATAATCAGATAAATAGATATAAGCTTCATGTAAAACCAACTTTTGGAAATCATAAGTTAGATGATATTTCAATTGAAATGTTAGAAGATTTTAAGAGAAAATCAAAAACTTTAATAAGTGCAAAAACTAAAAGACCTTATTCTTCAAAAACATTAAATGATTGGCTAGATATTATTAGTACAGTTTACAATTACATGAAAACAAATCATGATTTAGATATTAAAAATCCTGCTCACAATGCAAAGCTTCAAAGAGAAAAAGTTGATAATGATAGAGAAAGATATTTGGATTTAGATGAAATAGAAAAACTTTGGGAGTCAATAGAAAATAGAAAAGGTGATGATGAAGTAACTTATAGAATTAAACTCTTTGTAGCTTTATCTTTGAGTACAGGTGCAAGACTTAGAAGTGTAATGACAATATCTAAAGCAGACATAAATTTACAGCAAGATACTATCCTCATTAAGAATCATAAAGCAAATAGAACATATACAGGATTTTTACATCAAAATTGGAAAAAATTAATTGAAGATAGAATGAAAGAGTTAAGACCAGTTGATTATATAGTTAGTGGAACACCAAATGAAATTGTGAGATCTGTAATTGGTAGAAATTTACAGCCACTATTAGAGCAGTTTAATGAGGGGATTGATGAAGCTGATACAAAAAGAAGAGTTGTAATTCATAGCTTAAGGCATACCTTTGCAAGTTTACTTGCAATCCAAGGAACGCCTATTTATACTATTATGAGATTAATGGACCATGCAGATATAAGTCAAACTATCAGATATGCTAAATTAAGCCCTGATAGTGCAAAAGATAGTGTAAAGCAGTTAGCTTTTAAAATTAAATAGTTTTAGTTTCATTTTCAATAATCTGTTTTGCAATTGCAATAATAGAATAGAGTGGTTTTCCTTGGGGTTTATTATTTAGTCTTGTAAATGGAATACCAATAGCTGCTGCTCTATCATCTTCAAGAGTTCTTTTTGATACTCCTAAAATTTGAGCAGCTTCTTCTGTATCAAGTACAACTTTTCCAGTTTGTTTAGCAATAATTTCTGCTAATATTTTTGAATCTTCAAGTTTACTCATATTTAACCTTTCTAATTTCAATTGAACTATTAGTATCACCTTCATGATCAATTTCATATTGTTCAATATATTTATCTAACTTATCTTTTGAATCAAAAGTTTTTTTTACCTCACCTGTACACATATGAAACATATGTATTACCTCATACTCTTTTACTAGACCTGAAAAATCATTATTTGTCAGTTTTTTTACAAAATTTAGCATTTAATTCTCTCAATAGTTTTATGAAGCCTAAACCTCTCTTTTTCACCACAATTATAAGAATCCCAATTGTATGGAACAGAAACAAAGCCATTGTGATAGCATTTTCTATCAGAATCATTATCTCCACAATTATCTCTGCTATTTGGATGAATACAAGCTCCATTCACAAAATAAGCACAATTCCCACAAATCCAAACTACTGGGAAAACTTTTTTTCTAACTAATTTATATTTGTCAAGTAAACCTATTGATTGATAAAAAACTTTTACCCAACCTTTTTCAGGAACAAAACCAAAGAGAATAAATTCATTTGTTTGAAACTTTTCAGTTAAAGATTTACTTTCACCAGGTATTTTTATATCATAAGTAAATTCATCTACTATTTTATCTTTCATTTTTTATCACTCCATCGTGACAAGTACTTTTTAACAACAGTAAAACCATTTTCTTTAAGTTCTTTTATTGCTTCTTGTTCTTTTGTCATGTTTATGTCATCCTATATTATTTTTTTGTATTAATAGCCTATAAAATAGGGCTTGGTTTATGTAATGCTTTCGTCATATCTACATAATTCTTTTTATATTTATACAACGGCATATATTCAATGTAAAATTCATTATTTCCACATTTAGGACAAATATGTTCTTGTTCAACTTCATCTTTCTTTTTTAATGCAAGTTGTGGATAAGTACCTTTCCATTTACAAGCTCTTGTTCTTGTACAAACTCTTATTTCTACACATTCAACTTTTTCTACATCATCTAATTCATTTAATGCTATTTTTGTCATTATAGTTTCCCTTTGATTTTTTCTAGTCAAGATGAGGGGGATTAAAACTTATATTGTTTTTTCAAATACCCACCAGTTTTTAATATATCTTTTGGAAGAGTATTTAAAAAATTACAAGCTTTTTCACTTCCTGTATTCTCATATTTTATATATTCTTTTTTAGAATTTTTAATTAAAGTTTTTGCTTTGTTATATGAGATATGTTCAGATTCATTATCCATATATTCTATATACACATCATTTTCATTTAGTTCTAAAAGCTTTATTTCTTTTGGTTCATCATCTTTTAATGGTGCTTTTTCTTTTGGAGTAGGTTTGTTTTGTTTTAACTCTTCAATCTCTTTTCTCAACTCAAGATTTTCTTTTGATAAATTAAATATGATTTCATCATATCTATTATCTAAAGTTATACTGCATCCATCTGAAGACAAAAATATTCGTTCCGCTGATAATTTTTGAGTATATCCATCTTTATTACTGATACATGCATTAATTTTATTAACCTTATTATCAACCTCTTTAGGGCTTTTTTGTAAAATTAATCTATAAATTATTCGTTCATATTCATTATTTATTTTTATTTCTGAATTATAATCTCTATAGCCATCATTAATAAGTTGAGTAAATTTATTTTCTAGCTTATTAGCTTCATCTAATTGTTCAGAAAAACTTTTTTTCCTCGGGAAATTTTTAGTAAAACTTTTTGCTTGTTCAACTAAATCATTATCTGCATCTTCAAATCTTTCTAATGTGTGATTTATAGGTTCTTTTTTTATTTCTTCTTGAACTGTTGATAGTTCTATCCAAAATCTATAGATTTTATTCTCTAAAAGATTATTTGATATTTTAATCCAATCATCACCTAATTCTTTTAAAGATTCTAATTCCTTCTTACCAGTTTTTAATGTAAATCTCAACTCATCATTTGATTGAATTCTTTCTTGTTCTCTATTAACTTTTTCAATTATGCAATGGTAAGTTTTATTTAAATTCAAAGAATGAAATGGGGGCTTACCACCTAATAAAATATCTAAATTTACTTTTGTAAAATAATGACAAATAAACTTAAAAGCTCCAAAATATTCACTTTTTAGAGAAATAGGTTCTTTAAAATCCTTAATCTCATCCCTGGTAATTTCTTTATTATTGTATTTCTCATAAACCTTTTTTTGAGTATCTGCATCCCCAACTCTTGCAATTTCATCCATAACAGAGATTGGAATATTTATTTTCTTTTCTTCTATATCTTTAAGTATTTCAGTATCAAGTTTTAAAGAACCAAAAGCTTTACTTACAAAACTATCTTTTTTACCAATTCTGTTTGCTAAATCTGATTTTTTCGCATATCTTCCTGAATCCCAAAGTTTACAAATATATTTTGCTACTTCAAAATCTGTTAAATCACTTCTTTGAATATTCTCAATTAGTGTTAGTTCTTCTACTTGTTCATCACTTGATGTAAGTATCAAAGCCATGATAGTTTTAGCTTCATTGTGTAAATGAGCTTTATATCTTCTCTCACCACTTACAATCATATAACCATCATCTTTTTTAACAACTGTTATTGGTTGAAGTAAACCATGCTCTTTGATGTTTGCTGCAAGTTCTTCAATATCATCAAATTGTTTTCTTGGTTGATTTGGGTTTGGGTAAACTTTTGTAATTACAAGTTCATTGAAAGCAGTGATTCCTGAAGTTCTTACTTTCCCAGCTGTAATTTTGTCTAAATTAGATAACATTTTTAGCCTTCCTCATGCCATTTATAGCCTAAGCTTTTTAAATATTCTTTACCTTCAATAGTTACTCTATAATAAGGCAAATTTAATCCATTTACTTGAAATGTTGCATATCCCAGTTCTACTAATTTATCCCATTCATCATCTTGACTTACTTGATAATGATTTCTATATGAAGTGGGGTAGGGGTTATATCTTTTATTTGGTTGCATATAATCATTTGTACTTGTATGAGAAATACCTAAACAATGAAGCATATTTCTAATACTTTTTTTAGGGAAGATTGTTTCCATTATTAACCCTATCTATAAATTTGTTTGCATCTTCAAAAATCTTCTGTGATTTTTTAAAGTATTCACTGGCCAATCTAAATTTTTTTTCATTCATATACTCTTGTGCTTGATTACTTACTTTTACTGCTTCATCACACATTCTGTTATATTTAATTATTGGAAGTTTCATAAGAATTCTTTTTCTAAAATCAATTTCCATTATTCCAAGTATTAAATCTTCTTTTGTATATTCATTTAAGTGATTATGAAAATCAGCCAATAAGCTCATCTTTTAATCTTTCAATTTCATCCCTTGCTTTTAAATCTGTATATGTAAATACTGATTTACCTAAAGCTAAAACATCTTTATATGTTTTCCTACTTCTAATAATTGTTTTTAGAAGTTTTGCACCACTTTTATTTACTACTTTTTCAATCTCTGTAAAATCTTTTTGTAGTGGATGGATATTATTTAAAACCATATTTATTGAAGTAGCATTTATATCTTCTATAATCGCTTCAAAGGTTTTAAAACCTATTACCTCTGTAATGCTTGGACTTATTGGAACAAGTATCTTATCTGCTCTTGAAAGTGCAATTCTGTTGATGTCTGAATCAAATCCACCAACATCAATAATTAAATATCCATGATTCTCTTCAATAATCTCTAAAAGTTCACTTCCAGTTTGTGGCTGTAATACTTCAATAGTTGCTTCATTGTTCATTTCAGCAATTGCATTTATAAAAAATAGTGTTTGTTGAAAATCTAAATCAACAATTCTTACTACTTCACCAGCTGCATGAAGTGAGTGAGCCAAGTTCCATGCAAGAGTTGATTTACCAACACCACCTTTTGTGTGTGCTATTGTTATTACTTTTTTCATTTATTATTCCTATTTTATATTATTTGACAACTTTCACATCTAACCCAATCTTCATTTTGTAGTTGGATTAGTTTTTCTTCAAAATTTACACTTAAAACTTCATACTCTTTATCTTTATAAATAACTTTTGAATTTGCACTGAATGGATGATTATTAAATTCATTAATAATTCTTTCAACATAACCTATGATTTTTATTTTTGTATGTAAAAGAGAAATATCATATCTATAATCTTTTTCTCTATCTTCATATCTCTTATTTTCAATTTTCAACTCATGGTATTCATCATAACTTTGTAATAGTTCTTCTAATTCTAGATTTGTTAAAACTATTTCTTTTCCACTTGTTAGGCTGTAAATAGTTTGTTCATTACCAATATAAAGCTTGTTCATTCTCAACCCTTCTTATCAAAATATATTTCCCAAACACATTGCAATTTTTTACAATAATGATCAAGTCTTTCTTGTTTTGTAAATTTTGGCAAACCTACAGTTATTCCATCCGCTAAAGCATCAATTTTTGTGTTATATATGTTCATTGCATTTTTTCTCGCAACCATTATTTCACCTGCAAAGGTTGGCTTCTCAAATAAACCAATCATATTAAACTCCTATTTATAAGCTTAAATATTCATCATAATTTGTGGCAATAAATAAATAATTTTTTTTATCTCTATCTGATAAATTCTTATATATTTTATATGTGTTATATACTTCTTGTAAGTCATTATTGATTAAAAAACCAGTTTTTTCTTTTAAGTCATTCAATCTATCTTGAATGACTTTTACTTTTATTTCTTCTTTAAAAGATAACATCATTGCCACATCTTTTGGAGTAAGTTTTAGGCCTAAATAAGAGTTCCAACTCTGTGCAATTTCAGGTAAGTTATTACCTAATAATTCTTTTTCTTTTTTTAATAAATTTTTATCTGCTTTCATATTTTTCCTTTAATTTTTTAATATGGAAATCACACTTTATATATGTAATTTACACATTAAAAAAGCCACCTGATGCTGACTATCAGATGGCTAACCGAAACGAATGGGATAAACTCTTTCGAGCGACTAATGCAAATCAAACTTGATGTTGGGTTCAAAAAGTTTTTATTAGAGGGTTTGACTCAATTTAAGCAATTCAAAAATAATCACAGGAAGAATAATAAATCATTGGCTTGAGTCTTTGCACCAATGATTTATTTGTTAATTAACTTTTTAACTTCAAGATTTTCAATCTCTTATAGCAGCTCTTTGATTGTTTTAAAAATAGGGTACTTGAAGAGTTCTTCTTGGGTTTTTGCTTGGGTTTTTGGGTTTTCAATTGCACTCATTGTTCTATCTCCTTACCAATAAAAGTTTCACTTATTACTTTTTTACATTGTTTACATCTAAATATTTGCCAAGATTTTGGACTTTCACCCTCATAAACATATATGGAGCCATCAGCTCTCATACTATTTGATTGATTTAAATATTTATCAATCTTTTTGCCACATATACATTTGCCTTTTTGCATATTCCCTCCAATTCTAATTATGACTACTCATAAAAAAGAGCAACTTTCACCAAACTAATCAAACGGATTTTTGATTAGTAATTACAAAAATAAAATAAAAATACTCAAAAAGACAACCCTTTCTCTTTTTGTTGGTTTATTTAGATTATTGCTCTTTTGTATAAATAGTTCCTGCATTTTCTTTTCTTGGTATGCAGCACATGACCTCAATAAACTCAAATCAGTTATTAACCTCTAGGGCAACTGATACCACTTACGCTTTGATTTTCGTATCAAACAAATAAATGAATTTGTTTTTTTAGTGGGTTTGAACAATGGGATAGAAAAATGATTCTTTCAAAGAACTTATATCGTTTTTGATATGCTTGTTTTGAAATAGTAAGATATACTTACTTAAATAAATATTAAAATAGTAAGACTTACTTACATAAATTTATTTTTTCTATTATCTTTATTTGAAGTTTTGATAGTGATTTATTTTCCCACGGGAAAAATTAGACATAAAAAAAGGCTAGATATTAATATCTAGCCTTTTTTTTAATAGAAATATTTATATTATAAATATCTTTTTAGAAATTTACTTTCTAACTCATTAAAAAATACATTTCTATAACTTTTAATAAGTTTTTGATATCCTTTTTTAATATCTTCTTCAAAAGAAGCACTGTTTTTTATTGTAATTACATCACTATATGAATATGAATTTATTACTTTTCCATTTTCTTCTATTTCAAATAACACATTTAGATTTAGAGAATAATCCGTATCCATTCCAGCAGAAAATACACCAACTACAGGTATTTTATTAGCTGTTGAAAAAATCCAATAAGGAGTTGCTTCTTTTATTGTAACAACCAAAGTTCTATTAGAATTTGAATTAAATACTAATTTAGAAAAGTATTCTTTCATATCTTTTTCAACTACACTAGCAGTTGATTCTTTTGTCTGTATTGGTATTTGTGAATCACCAAAGCCTGTATAATCAACTTTTATTTCTTTTTCAACTTTTTCTATATATATTGTTTTAATATTAATATTCAAAGGAGCTTGATTATTAAAATGATTAGTACCTAAATCAACTTCCATAGGTTTTATTGTACAACCTACAAAAAATAATATTAGAAAAGGAATAAAAAAACTATATTTTTTCATTGTGTAATCTATCCACAACAGCTAGTATTTCATTTTTATATTTATAAATATCTTCTATATTTTCAATTGCAAATTTTTCTTCTTTTTTATCTTCTATATGTAAAACTAAATACTTTTGTTTTGTATTGAATAGTAATCTGCAAATCCATTTTCTATTATTATCATCTAATAAAACACCAAAATAACTTTTAGTATCTCTTGCGAAAATTCGATTTAATTGTGTTTTTTCAGCTAATATTGATTTGATGATAAAAAATCCCTGAAGTTCTTCTTCTGTTGTTTCGATACCATTATTGTCTTCTTCAATTACTTCTTCTTGTTCACTATTTATTTCAACATTCAGTTTAGATTTTAATGAATTTATTTTATCTTGAGCCATATCTGAAATAATTTCAGAAAAAGCAGTTTTGACATATGCTTTGAACTCTTCTATAATATTTTGTCTAAGGGGTTTTGATGCAAGTTTTGATGCAAAAATACGAATAAATTCTTCTGAAGGTTCTTTTGCTTCTTCTTTAAAAATATTCTTTATACCAGTAATGTATTTTTTAGTTTCAGCACTTGTAAGTATCTTATTAACATCAAAATTTACACTTTTAAATTTATCAAGTTCTCGTATATCTCTATCTTTTAAATTTAACATATTAAAAATAAAAAAAGGAACAGGATCCATTTTATTTGGTTTTTCTAAATCTGTAAAAAATCTGTACTCTATCCCATTTGTTAAAATAGCAAATTTACTTTCTGTAACAGTAAAATACCTTTCAAGTTGAGTAGCATGATTATTTAAATTTTCAGTATGAGATTTAGCTTCTATAAGAATTAAGGGATTTCCCCCATACATAATCGCATAATCAACTTTTTCATTTTTCTTTTTACTTATATCAGCTGTAAATTCAGGAACTACAACAGTTGGATCAAATACATCATAACCCAATGTACTAATAAATGGCATAATAAAAGAGTGTTTTGTTGCCTCTTCAGTCAATACATTATCTTTTAGACTACTAATTCTTTGAGCTAATATATTTAATTTTTCAATAAAATCCATGCATTTTCCTCTTTGTTTTAATATTTGAAGCCCAAGTTATCGACCTATAATTTTTAGTCTAGCAGCTCTATTATTTTTTTTAGAACTTACTACATGAACTACCTTATGATATATTAACTTATCCATTATTAATTTATCATCTTTTCTAATAGTTTTTATTTTAAAATTTTCACTAACATTATAAGGTATAAAATTTATTAAATAGTTTTCATTATCTTCAAAAAAAACTTTTATTGCACTTTCATCATCAATTCTATAATAAACCATATCACCATTTTGCACTTTTACAAATGGATCTATTATTGCTCTGTCTCCATCATATATTTCTGTTGCCATGCTATCACCGCATGCAATCACTGCATATAGATTTTTGTTCCATTCATCTTCTTGTATATAAGTTTTTAGATTTTCTTCTTGTAAACAATTATTTTCTAATACACCACAAGATGCAGTGCCTGTGATTGGAATAAATTTAACATTTTTTTCTTGACTGCTTAAATCTAAACCAAGTATTAAAGATAATTTTTTCATATTTTCATAAGTTGGAGTATTACTATTCTTTTCATAATTAGTAATTGCATTCCTTGTTACACCAATCAATTTACCTAACATCTCTTGTGATAAATTTTTATCATTTCTTGCTTTTTTTAGTCTATCACCAAAATTATCCAATTAAACGCCTTTTTGCAATGTAAGTAATACTAACATATATAATGTAAGTATAACTTCCTATTTAAACTAACTGTAAGTAAGAATAACTTACTATTTCAGAATGAAAGAAATTAAAGTTAACACAATATCAAAAGAATTGAACATTAGCCATTCTGCGGTTAGCCAATGGTTTAGTGGAAAGACTAAGCCAAAGATTGAATATGCGATAAAAATGAATGAACTTTTTAACATTCCTTTTGAAGCATGGAAAGATATTAAATCTTACGTTAATGACAGTATATCAAGTACTCAAAATATAAAACAATTACCAAATGAAAAGGAAATGTAATGGCACAAAGAGATTATGTATTAAACAAACAACCTAAGGACCCTAGATTTTTAGCTGCTTTTAGAAAAGCTTTTAATAAAGATAGAAAAAGCAATAATTTTACACCTGAAGAATCAGCAAATGAAATGGGTTTATCTCATGGAACACTTGAACAAAAACTAAAACCATCCACAGAAAACGATATTACAGTTACTGAATGGAATCATCATCTTGAATTAACTGGTGATTTTTCTACTTTGGAATATTTTGCTTTAAAACATGGTTTTGAACTTAAAAAACTTGATATTAACACTAAAGATATACCAATCAATGAAGTTCTTGAAGATGCAGATAACGCAATGCAAGAATCAAATGAAGCTTGGGGGAAAATCAAATCATCTTTAAAAGATAAAAAACTTAGCAAAAAAGAAAAAATAGAGTCATTAAGAGAGATTAATGAAGCTGTTAAATCACTTCAATTACTTTACTTTGATGTAGAACATATTGAAATCGAGGAGTAGTGTATGAATGAAGCTCTAAACTTATCAAGAAAATTCCCATCACAAAACAGTATTCAAATTCAAAAACTTGAATTAAATGATGCTGATTTAGTAGATATGAAAGATATAAAAACACTAATCAAAGATACAAAAAGATATCTTGAAAATATAAGAAAAGGTATAACTCATGGCTAATAATACTAATCAAGACAAAATCCTAACTTACTTGAAAAATGGGAATACTATCTCACCTGCAATTGCTGCACATGAATTTGATTGTTTTTGTTTAGCAGCTGTTATTGGAAAACTTAGAAAAAAAGGTATTGAGATATTTAGTCAAAAGATAGAAGGAACTCAAACAAAAGAGTATTCATTAACTTCATTTAAAGATAGTTCAGATGAATAATAATAGTGTTTATTCTATAAATATTGAAAGAGCTGTATTATCTGCTATATTTTTTAATGGTGATGAAATATATACTGCAAAAGATATTTTAAAAGCTAAAGATTTTTATTTACCTGCTCACCAAAAGATATTTGAAGCAATGCTAAAACTACACAATGAAGATATGCCAATTGATGAAGAGTTCTTAAGAAAAAGGCTAGATTCAAAAGATGTAGATGATTCTGTATTACTTGAGATATTAAGTGCAAATCCCATTTCAAATACAAAAGCTTATGTAAAAGAAATAAAAGATGGTGCAATTAAAAGAGATTTAGCATCACTTGCAACAACGATTAAAAAAGTAGCAATAGAAGCTGAAGTTAGCTGTGAAGAAGCTATTGCTACTGTTGAGAGTGAGCTTTATAAGATAACTGATACTTCTAAGAGTTATAAGAGTAGAAGTATCTTTGATGTAGTTCAATCGTTTAAAGAAAAACATCAAAAAGCTTCACAACCTGATACAAATAAAAAGCTTGTTAAATTGGGTATACCTAACTTTGATAATAAATTTAGAATCGCACCTGGTACTCTTGTAATTATTGGTGCAAGACCTTCAATGGGAAAATCAAGTTTAGCCTTTCAAATAGCAAATAGATGTATTAAAGATAAGCTTGGAGTTGTTATTGATAGTTTAGAAATGCCAGCTGAAGATGTAATTCTTAGAATGATTGCTCAAGAGAATCAAGAGGATATTACTGATTTATTAAATGGCTTAGTAAAAGATATTAATAAATTCAATGAAACACTTCAAAAACTATCTAATAGTGACTATTTACATATAGATGACAAAGTACTTACTTTTAATCAATTAAAATCAAAATTCTTAAAAATCAAAAGACAAAGAGCAAAAAAAGGACTTCCAACTGATGTTTGGATATTAGATCATATTGGATATGTAAAAACTGATTTAAGATGGAAGAGAGAAGAACTATCAGCAGGAAGTAAGATGCTCAAAGAGGTAGCTAAAGAGTTGGGTATAACTATTATTGCTTTATCTCAATTGAATCGTGGAGTAACTGAGAGAAAAGGTAATTCAAAAAATAGACCACAAATTAGTGATTTAAAAGACACTGGTAGCTTAGAAGAAGATGGGGATATTATTATCTTTCCTCATAGGGATTCATACTATCAGAAAGCTGAAAAGAATGAAATGGAAGCAGATGTAAATGATGCAAATATTTTAGTTTTAAAAAATAGAAATGGACCATGTGGAGTTATTAACACACAGTTTAAAGGTCCAACCAACAGCTTTGGATATTTCCCAGTTGTTGAGATAACTTATAAGTCTAATGATAAAGCAGAAGTGTCTTCTATTTATATGTGATGATTGAAATAATTGAATTTAAAACAGGGGAAAAAATAGAAGTGAATACACCAAAAGATTTAAAAGAGATATTGAAATACTGTAACCCATCTATGATGCGACATTATAAAGCACAGCTACCAATGTTAGATATAAAAGGCTTTGGTGAAGCAATAGAGATTAAAAGAATAGGTATAACCAATGAGTAAATATTATGTAATGATGCCAACTGGATATGTTGAAAAGCTACAGCAAGATGGCAAAAGAGATAAGGCAAGAGCATTTTTAGAGTATTTTCTTGATATGCATAATGATAATATTAATTCATTTAGATTCTATCAACAATCATGGGGGTTAAGGTCTTCTAGTACACCAGTTGTTTGGATAAAAGAATTCAAAGAAGAGATTAGTAAGTTCTTTACATTTTGGGAGCTTAAAAATAGTTCACACTATTCTGCTATCTCAAAAACAATCGAACAAAAATCGAACACTAAAGAAAATCAAATCGAACATCAAAAAGAAGATACAAGCCCGATAAATTCAGATAACTTAAAAGATGAATCGAACACTAAAGAAAATCAAATCGAACATCAATCGAACGAAGATACTAAGAACTCTAATATTAATAATATAAATGCAGATTCTAACGAATCAGCAGATCAAAATCCTTCTTCTAAAAAGAATAGTTATAGTGCAAACTTTGAGATACTTTGGAATAGATACGATAAAAAAACTTCTAATAAAAATAGAAGTCAGTCTATTTATTTAAAAAGATGGAAGAACACTGATATTAAAATAATAATGGAAGCAATAGATAAATATAAAGCAGCTATTGATTTAACTTATCAAAAAGACTTTGATGGTTTTTTAAATGGTGTTATTGATACTTATGTTCCAAGAAGAGCTTGGGTAATTGATTCAAAACAAAATAGACATTTAGGTTGGTTCTATGACAATGAGAATAAATTTATTAGTGATAGTTTAGTTCCTTTAAAACTTGAAAGTTCTTATATTGCAGAATATATTGCAAATAAAAGATTTGGATATGTAGCATGAGTTCAATACCTAAAAGCTTATTTGATTATGCAAAAGAGTCATCAAAGAAACATAACATTGATGTTGATGTAGTGAAAGATATATTATCAAATCTTCCATATATCAAAGTAGGTTATGAATTAGCTTTTATTGTTGAAAAGAAGTTAGGACTTAGAAGTAGATATTTTAGTGAAGCATACTCAAAAGGTTATTCAATCAAAGCTGATATGTTTAAAGAACATGATCACTTGTATATAAAACTTGATGATGATATTAAAAAACTTTTAGAACAAAATTATATCTGTTGCAAGATAAACAAAGAAGAAGCTAATGAGTTTGAAGTAGTTATTTCACTAACTAAAAATACTTTATTAGGATTTTATAAATGAGTAAAAGAATATGTCCAATTCATGGATTATGGGATAAGACAGAACAACAACCTAGATGTCCTAAATGTAAAACTATTAGAGATAAAACTTATGATAAGAAAGAAAGAAATCAAGAATCAAATAAATTTTATCATAGTGTCGAATGGAAAAAAGTTAGAGATATAGTTTTAAATCGCAATCCATTCTGTGTTGAATGTGGTAAACCAGCTGATACAGTTGACCATAAAGTTGCTATAAAAAAAGGTGGAGCTAAACTAGATTTAGAAAATTTACAATCAATGTGTAAAAGTTGCCACAACATTAAAGAAAATGAAGAAGGTAATAGATGGAAAAAATAAAAGGGAGGGTAGGTCATTTTTCTGTGAGTTGGTTCACTCCTACACCGACCCTTCAGTCAAATTTTTACAAAATCAAGTTTAGAGGGGTACCCTTAAGTGGAAAATCTTGAAAGTATAAAAAATGCAGTAGAAAATACAAAGCGTTCATATCGTGCAATAGCTAAAGAATTTGGAACGAACCATACACAAATTGGAATTTTAATCAAATTGCACAATTGGAATGTTGAACATAGAATTTCCAAAAATTCCACTGTTTCCACTACTGAATATAAACCACACGTGGCAATATTAGGTAAAACAGCAGTTAGAAAAATTGAAGAAATAAAAAAAGAATTAGGTAAACAATATTCACCAGTTGATGAACCATTAATTGTGATGTATGCAAAATCTTATGAAAGGTATATAGATCTAGAAAGTAAATTAGGGTTAGGTGTTGATAAGATTATTTCAACTAGTACAAAAACTGGTTCTGAATATATGTCACCACTTTTTACAGCAACACTTGCAATTCAAAAGAACCTAGTAACTATTGCAAATCAACTTGGATTATCTATTGCTTCAAGAAAAAAACTTGGATTAAACTTTAAAAAAGAAGAGGAAGGACAAACTTCACTTTATGATTTTGTACCTGAGTTTGCTTCTGATGAGGATTTAGATGAAATTTAACAATCAAGAAGTTCATGCTTATTATGAAAAAACTTTTGAAAGACATCATAGAGATTTAGCAGCTGTTGAATCAGGAGCTAAATCTAATCTAAGATTTAATAAAAAGCTTGGAATAGCATATATTAAAATTATCGAGAATATGAAACACTATAAAGGTGAATTAGCAGGGCAAAATATAAAACTTGAAGCTTGGCAAAAGAAATCAATATGTATTGCTTTTGGATGGGAAAAAAAGAATTCAAGAGGTAAATGGGTAAGAAGATTTAATACAGTATTTTTCTTTATTCCTAGAAAGAATGGTAAAACTTTATTAGCTTCAGCAATAACAATAGCAGATTCAATTATTAGATATGAAATGGGTGGTGAAGTTGTTATATTTGCTACAAAGAATAAACAAGCAAAATTAGCTTGGACTGGTGTTGAGCATATGGTAAAAGCTCATAAAGAGTTAAAAGATGATAGTAAAATTACCTATGGGGTAATTACTATGCAAAAAACAGATACAAAGTTTTCAACTCTTGGTAGAGATTCTGATACTGAAGATGGTTCTAATCCAACAATAGGAGTTGCAGATGAATTACACGCTCATCCTGATAACTCTTTGTGGGAAGTAGTAGAATCAGGTCAAGGTTCAAGAATTCAACCCTTGATGTTTGGAATAACAACAGCTGGTTCAAATGTATTTAGCCCTGGTTATAATATGTATGAATATGCAAAAAATATTTTAGAAGAAAGAATTGAAGATGATAGTTTTTTTGCTTTTATTGCAGAACCTGATAAAGATGATGATCCATTTGAAGAATTAACTTGGGCAAAAGCAAATCCAAATTATGGAGTTTCAGTTTCTAAAGATTATATGGAAAGACAAGCAAAACAAGCCTATGAAAGACCAGAATTAAAAAACAATTTTTTAATTAAAAATTTAAATATTTGGACAAATAGTGCTGAATCATTTATCCCTTATGAAAAATGGAAGGCATGTGCTGGTGAGATGATAGATTTTACCATTCCTGGGGCTATTCCTATATTAGTACAAGGATTTGACCTTTCAATAGCAGATGATTTTTCAGCAAAAGCAAATATTTATAAATATCAAAATAAATATTATGTAAAAATGAAGCATTATATACCTAAAGAAAATCTATTTGAGAGAGAAAAAACACTAAAAGTACCTTTAGTTAGTTGGGTAAATGAGGGATGGATTACAGCAACACCAGGAAGTACAATAGATTATGATTTTATATATGAAGATATGAAAATTCATCTTGATAGTTGTAAAGCTGTTACATATGACCCATGGAAAGCAAAACATTTAGTTAAAAGGCTAGAAGATAATGGATATGAAGATAATATTCCAATAAGACAAGGTTTTGGCTCTATTTCTTCACCTACAAAATTCTTTTTAGATTTAGTAAAAGAGGGCAATTTAGTGCATGAAAATGACCCAGTTTTAAACTGGATGGTATCAAATTTAACGATTATCTCAGATGCAACGGGAAATATTAAGCCTGATAAAACAAATCCAAACAAAAAAATAGATGGAGCAGCTGCAATAATTAACGCACTTTCATATTTTGAAGCAACACAAGATGAAAAAACTGTAAATGTGTATGAAGAGAGAGGATTAAGAGATTTGTAGAATTTTCCCGTGGGAAAATTATGTATTGGGTTGGTGACATGTAGCACCAACGCCAGCGATTAAAGATACAGTTAGTAAAGTAGTTAATAATGTAGTTTTCATTATTTACCTCCTTTTTTTGTTGTATTTTTTGGAATTTTTTGGCTTCCTTCTTTTTTGCTTGAAGATTTTATTTGCAACTTAATATCTAAATCAAAAATAAAACTATTTACCGAATTTTCATTAGGTTTATAGTGTTTGCTTTTAATTTTACTAGGCTTATTACTAACCTTAGTTTTTTTCTCAATTTTGTTGTTTTGTTTTCCTCTACCAAAAGTATCACTACCCCAATACATAATAAAGTATTATATTGATATTTTTATTAATTAATTTATTAATTTTTACAAATTTCCAAATTCTTTTCCAAATCTTTCCAACGCCAACATATGTTGGCGGCAATTTTATAAACTTCTCTCATGGAAAAATTAAAAACCCTTATAATCATATTATCATTTCTATTGTTCCTATCAACAATTATTTCAATTGGAGTATTTTGTCTTTTTGATTTTAGATACTTTCAAATATCTTTAGGTTCAACATATCTAATTAGTACATTTTTTATTCTTTCTCAATTTATTTTAATTTTATTAACTAAAGATACTCAAGAATGAAAAATTTACTATCTCCATTTATGTCTGCTGATACTACTGAAGTATTTCATAGTGATAGTACTAGATATTTAGATTTGTTTTCTTCAAGAGGTAGTGTATCGGTTGGAACTGCTCAAAAAATAGCAGATGTATTCGCTTGTATAAATCTAAAAGCAAATGCAATGGCAATAATGCCTTTAAAGCTTTATATAGTTACTGATAATGGAAAAAAAGAGCATAAAGAACATACTTTATATAGACTTTTAAGAAAAGAACCAAATCCAATATTAACAGCTTTTGAGTGGAAAAAAATGATTTCTCAAGATTTAGACTTAAGGGGAAATCATTATGCTCAAATAGTTAAAAATGGGTTAGGGGAAATAGTGGCACTTTATCCACTAAAAGCTGATTTAATGACTGTAACTCATGTTCTTAAAGGCAATAACAAAGAAAAAATCTATGACTATAATGGTATTTCAATATCTAGCGATAGAATTCTTCATATTATAGATATTCCTGATAATGAAGGATTAGTAGGTATTTCAAGAATTGCATATGCAAGACAAACATTAGAATTTGCAAATAATACTGCAACTCATGGAAATAAATTATTCAAAAATCAAGCAACACCAAGTGGTGCATTTACACATCCTACCGTATTGTCACCTGATGCTTTTACTAGATTAAAAGAGAGTTTAGCAGATAAATATTCAGGTTTAGAAAATAGTGGTAAACCTATATTACTTGAAGATGGTTTGACTTTCACACCAATTACAATTAATAATAGTGATGCTCAATGGCTCGAATCAAGAAAACTTAATCGTGAAAATATTGGTGCAATATTTGGTGTTCCTACTTCAATGCTAAATGATTCAACAGCAACAGCTTATGGAAATTTAGAGCAAAAATATTTAGAGTTTCAAACTGGTACTGTTTTACCAGTTTCTATTGCAATTGAAGAAAAAGCAGAACAAAAACTTTTAACTAACAAAGAAAAACAAAATCTAATTATTAAATTCCAATTTAACGCATTATTAAGAGCTGATGTAAAAACAAAAGCTGAATACTACAAAAACATGTGGGGAATTGGTTCTATGAATCCAAATGAAATAAGAAGTAATGAAGATATGAACTCTTATGAAGGTGGAGATAACTACTTTATGCAGTTATCTTATGCACCTGTAAGCAGAATAATAAGCGGTGAAGCTACAAAAGATTTAAAAAATTTCACGGGGGAAAATAAATAATGAATGAATTTTTGATTGATGGAGAAATAGGCTCTTGGGGTATGAGTGCATCAACTGTGAGAGAATATTTAAGTTCTATAACTGGTGATGTAAAAGTAACATTAGAGAGTCCAGGTGGTAGCGTTTTCGAAGGTATCTCAATACACAATGCATTTAAAGAATATGACAAAGGGACTGTAACTATGGTTATGGGTTCTTTAGTAGCTTCAATAACTACATATATTGCAATGGCTGGTGATAAGATTGTTGCTCATGATAACTCAACATTCATGATTCATAATGCTTGGACCTTTACTTATGGCGATGAAAATGAATTAAGAAAAGTAGCAGATGTTTTAGCTGGACTTTCTTCATTGATAGCTAAAAAATACATTTCAAAAACTGGGAAATCAAAAGAAATTATAAAACAAGCAATGGATCAAGAATCTTACTACTTTGGTAATGAAATTTTAGATTTTGGTTTTTGTGATGAAATTATTTCAACTGAAAATCAAAACACTAAAGATGAATCATTGGCATTAGCAAGAGAGAGTTTTAAAGCTTGTTGTAAAACAGCAAGTGAGAAATTCTCAAATGATGAGTTCGTGCAAGCTGTTGCAAAACTCACTAAAGATGGTGTTTTAGATGTTGTTCCTAATGTAGATGATGAAGAAAAAGAGGTGGCATTAAATAGTGCTAAACAAGATGAAAGAAAAAGAGAAATCGAAATCTTAGAAAGAAAGGTATTTTAAATATGAAAACAAAAGAAGAATTAATTCAAGCTAGAAAAGATGCTTTAGACAAAATGATTGCAATTTCAACTGGTGAAAATTTTGCACAAGCGAATTATGATGCTGCTAAAAAAGAGGTTGATAGTTTAACTGCTCAAATTGAAACATTAGATATTCAAGCAAAATTAAGAAATCAAGTTGATGATGTTTTACCAAGTGCAAGTATAGATAAAGATAAAGAATTTGAAAGAAATGCTTTTTGGAATATGGCAAAAGGGAAAAATCTTTCAATAGATGAGATGAAAGCATTATCAACAACAGAAGGTGCAAAAGGTGGATACTTAGTTCCAGAAACATTTGCAACAACAATTATTTTAAAAAGTGCAGAAAAATCATACATAAGAAACATTGCAAATGTTTCAACATCTAGTCATACAGAAAATATACCAGTTGAAGGTGACGATGGTGAAAATGGGTGGATTGATGAAGAAGGTGTTTACCCTGAATCTGATCCAACGCTTGGACAAATTCAATTAGCAGCATGGAAAACAGGAAGAATTGTTAAAGTTACAGATGAAGCACTGGATGATACAGTACCAGCAATTGAAAATTATATTGCAATGAAATTTGTAAAATCTACTGTTAAATCAGAAGAAAAAGCTTTTGTAGATGGTGATGGAGTAAAAAAACCAACAGGATTTTTATTAACAGCTCAAATTGGTAAAGTAGCAGCTTCTTCTGTTGCAATTACATCAGATGATTTATTGGATTTAATGGGTTCATTAGATCCAGATTATGAACAAAATGCAGTTTTAATGATGAATAAAAATACTAAAAATTTATTACGAAAACTAAAAGATTCTACTGGTCAATATCTTTGGGTTCCAGGATTTAATGGAGATCCGGATACTTTTGATAAAAAAACTATTGTAATTAATAAATTTATGCCAGATGTTGCAACTGGTAAAAAACCTATTGCTTATGGTGATTTTTCATATTACTACATTAAAGATAGAAAAGTTATGACTCTAAAAAGACTTGACGAGTTATATTCAACAACTGGTCATGTGGGATTTAGAATTGATAAAAGAGTAGATGGGAAATTAGCTCTACCTGAAGCAATTAAAACGCTAAGAATGGCATAAGGGGCAAAATAATGAGAGTGAAGTTTTTAACTTCTCTCGTCGGTCCAAATATTAATTATCAGACTGGCGTGACTGAAGATATTATAAATAATGAAGGGTGTAGTTTAATTAAAAATGGTGTTGCTGAACCAGCTGATAAAAAAGCAAAAGAAATTTATGCACTTTTTTTAGATGATGAAAAATCAAAACAAGAACAAAAAGAAGAAGAAGAGAGACAAGCTGCAGCAATCTTAGAAAAAGACTTTTTAGAAAATAAAAGAGCAAATTTACAATCTGAAGTAGATGCAATCACGCATATTTTAGATGATGCTGTTGTTTATTATAAATCTTATGTTGATTTATTAGATGATTTAAATAAACAAGAACCTGAAAAAAAAGAAGATGAACAAAACCAAGGTGATGAAGAAAAATGATAGTTCAAAAAGTAGTTCCAACACAAACGGATATTGATAATATTTTATCTTTAGCAGTTGCAAAAAAATTTATAAAAGTTATTGATATAGAAGATGATACGGATATTCAAGATTTTATAAATTCTGCAATAACTGAAGCTCAAGATATTACAAATAGACAGTTTGCAAGTGCTACTTATGAAATGTATTTATCAAATTTCCCTGGGGAAAATTTTAAATTTCAAAAAAATCCAGTTCAAGAGATAGTATCAATTGAATATATGGATATTAATGGAGTGTATCAAACAATAGATTCAACATCATATTATTTATTTAATGAGTATGAAGTTGGAAAAATTGTATTTAATACTACTCCAAATGTACAAATAAAAAATCATAAACAAGCTGTGAGAATTACTTTTAAAAGTGGTTATACAACTAATTTTCCAGCGGATTTAAGACAATGGTTAAAAGTGAGAGTTTCTACTTTATATGAATTTAGAGAAGAACTAACAGCAGGTGTTTCAATTGCAAAAAATAATCATGTTGATTCAATTTTACAAAGATATAGGATAAGAAGTTAATGAGAGCAGGAGCTTTTAATAAATATATAGATTTTCTTTCAAAAAACAAAACTCCAGATGCAATTGGAGCTAGAAAAGTAGAGTTTGAAAATGTATTTAATCAGAAAGTTCCTGCAAGTATAAGAGATATTCAGACTACTGAAAAGTATTTTGACAATTCGGTTCTATCAAAAACGGAGTTAATTATTTCAGTTAGGTATAACTCATTGATTAATGAAAAATTAGTTATTGAATATCAGGGCAGAAAATATGAAATTATTAAAATAAACAATATTTATGCTCAAAATAAACAGTTATTAATCGCTGTAAAAGGTTTTGATAATGAGTGAAATCAAAGGTTTAAAAGAACTTTCAAAAGCTTTGAAAGCTTTTCCACAAAATGTTCAAAACAATATTTTAAATAGTGCAGTAAGAGCTGGGATTGTTACTATTCAAAAAGAAGCAAAAAAGAATGTTCCAAAAAGAAAAAGAAAATTAGAAAAAGCAATTGTAATCAAAAAAAGACGACCAAAAAACAAGAATCAAATCAAATATCAACTTGGGATTAAACAAGGTGGAGAAGATGATGCTTATTATGGACATATCGTTGAATTTGGTAGTTCTAAAATGCAAGCTGAACCTTATATGAGACCAGCTCTTGAATCAAAAGCAGATGAAGTAATAAATGAAGTTAGAAAAAAGATGTCTCAACGAATAGATAAAGAGATTGAAAGAAGTAAAAATGCTTAAACAATTTGTATATCAAAGTTTAAAAAGTAATGAAATTACAGCAATCGTAGAAGATAGAATATTTTCTAAAAAGATAGAAAGTGATACTGCATTTCCTGCTATTACTTATCAAAGAATTATTGACAATACAGAACAGCATTTAAAAGGTATGGATAAAGAAAAAGGTATTTTTCAAATATCTCTTTATTCAAAAGATGAGTTGGAACTTGAAAATTTATTTCAAGTTTTAAAAGAGAGTTTAAAAAATATAGCAATATATAAAAATGCAGTTGATGCCTATGAAAGTGATACAAAACTTCATAGTATCAAAGCAGATTATCAATTTTATAAAAAGGATTAAAGCATGAGTTTAGCAATTAGCGGTCAAGGTGCAACAATTAGTGTAAGTGTAGATGGAACAACTTTTATTGAAGTTGGCGAAGTAAAAACATTTGGGGGTATTGGTGGTGGAACGCCATCGGTTAAAGATGTAACACATCTAAAATCGAAAGGAAAAGAGAAAAAAGTAGGTTTGAAAGATGAGGGTCAAGTTACTTTTAGTGGAAATTATATAGAAGATGATCCTGGACAAGGAATGTTAGAAAATGCGAGAGGTGAGACTATCTCACTAACAATGAAAGTTGAATTAGATAATAAAAAAACACCAGAAGGTAAAGGGACTACTTGGGTTTTTGAGGTTTTTGTTTTAACATTTAAATCGGACGGTATTGGTGTTGATGAAACATTAATATTTGATTCAAGTTGTGAAATCACTGGTTCTGTTACAAAAACTAAGGCTTCGTAATGTTTTTTAAAAAAAATACTTTTAATAAAGAAGAGTTCATTAAAAAAAATACAATAAATAAATTTCCTTTTGAAAAAAAAGAAGGTTTATTTGTCAGTGAGCTAACAATTAAAGAGAAATTTTTAATTGAAAATAAATTGATTGAAAATGCTATTTCAGTAGAAGATAAAAAACTAAAAGTAACAGATGAATCATATTTTGATTCTATTTGCTTAAGAGTTTCTCTTGGATTGGTGGATGCTGATGGTAATAAAGTCTTTATCCCTGAAGAAATTAAAAATCTAAAAGATAAAGAATTTGTTGAGAGTGCAAATGAAAAGATTTTAGAGGTAAATAAAGTAAAAAAGTAGATGATAGGCGGTTTTTATTCCGTCTAGCATTAAATCTTGGTTGTACTGTATCAGAACTTGAAAACAAGATGTCATATAAAGAGCTTTGTGAGTGGTATGAATATTCACAAATTGAGCCTTTTTTATCTGATAGAGTAGAAATAATGTTAGCAAAAGAGATGCAACTATTTGCAAATGTAAATAGAAATCAAAAATCAAAACCTTTTTTAATTGAAGATTTTATGATAACAATTAAAAAAGAACCAAAAAAAGAGCAATCTTTAGCAGAACAAATCATTGAAGCAATGAATAATATTAAGAAAGGATAGTAATGGCTACAAAAATAGGTGGAGTATTAATTGATGTAGCTGCTGATGTATCAAAGTTAGTTGAGGGTATGACAAAAGCTCAACAAACAGTTGATAAAACAGTTAGCAATATAAAATCATCACTTGGTCCTCTAGCTGGTATTATCTCAGGAATAGTTTCAGTTTCTACTATGAAAAATATTATTGATACAGCTGATGCTATGGGAGAACAAGCTCAAAAATTAGCATTAAGCTCTGAAGCTTGGAGTAAATATACTTACATAGCCAAATTTGCAGGAGTTGAAATCTCAACTTTAGAGTCTGGTTTTTCAAAATTAATTGCAAATATAAATGACTTTAATCGTGATGGTGGTGGTGGAGCTGCTAAAGCTTTTGAAGAGCTAGGGATTAGTGCTTCATTTGCAAAAGAGAATTTTACATCAACTGAAAAAACTTTCGACATAATCGTTTCTAAACTTCAAAGCATGGACGATGGATATAAAAAAACTGCATTAGTTCAAGAGATTTTTGGAAAAGGTGCAGGTGATTTAGTAAGATATACCGACCTTGGAGCAGATGGGATTGAAAGACTTGGTAAACAAGCTGAAATAACAGGAAATATAATCTCTCAGGATTTTGCAAATAATGCTGGTGAGTTGAATGATGGATTAGATGCCCTTGGTTCAATTTCAACTGGTGTAGGAAATAAAATCATGACAGTTTTTACTCCTGCATTAGTAGAAGCAAGTAGAGCCGTTTCTGATTTTTTAGATATTCAAAGAGAAATGAGTGCTTTTGAACTAAACCAAAAAATACAAGAGACATCAAAACATATTAAAGATTTAGAAAATGACTTAAAGTCAGTTTCTCTTGGAGATAAACTTTTTGGAAATAGTGAGGATGGTAAAACATCTGCTGAATTAAGAGCTGCTAAAAATAATTTGAATGCATATAAAGAACAATTAGAACAAACATTAAAAGTTGAAGAAAAAATCTCAAAACAAAAACAAGATTCATTTAATGCAGGGAAGAATCAAGTTAATGAAGAAAATGAAGCTAAAAAACAAGTAGAAGCATCAAAAAAACATGCTGAAGAAAGAATAAAGCTAGAAGAAGATTTTAACAATAAATATAAACAAGCAACTATGAGTAAATATGATTATCAAGTCTCTTTACTTGATGCTGAAAAACAAAAATTATTGAATAATAAAATATCTGCTGTAAAAGTTGAAGAATGGTATCAATCAAAAATAAAAGAAGCAAATGAAACTAGGGTAAAAGAGCAGGAAGATAATGATAAAGAGATATTAGAAAAACAAAAACAATTTACTAATGAATATAATCAATCAGTAATGACACGATTTGATTATGAGAGAGAACAGCTCAATCAACAACGAAGTGAATTGAAAAAACAAAAACAAGATGAAGTAAAAATAGAAGAAATGTATTCTGCTAAATCTAAAGAAATAGCAGCAGATGAAGCTGAATATTATAAGAAAATGGAACAAGAAAAAAGAGAAGCTTCAAATGATTGGCATATGGGAATGGAAGATGCTGTTAAAGAGTACCAAGACAATGTAAATGATAACTATGCTCAATCTAAAATGTTTTTTGAAAGAACTTTAGATGGTATGAGTAGTTCTCTAGCTGATTTTGTGGTTGAAGGAAAATCTAGTTTCAGTGATTTTGCAAGAAGTTTGGGTAGTGATTTAGCAAAACTTGTTATTCAAAAACAACTTGCAGGAATAGCAGGTAATCTATTTGATAATAGTGGTATTTCTAGTGCTTTTAGTAGTATTTTTGCTTCTGCACATGGTAATGTATTTGAAGGTGGACATGATGTTGCATTTGCAACAGGTGGAGTTGTTGGGAGTCCTACATACTTTCCTATGACAAATGGTAAAACTGGACTTATGGGGGAAGCAGGACCTGAAGCAATTATTCCATTAAGTAGAGTTGGAAGTGATTTAGGAGTTAAGTCTATTCCTTCTAAAGTTGTTTTAAATATTCAAAATAATACTTCAAGTGAAATAACAGCTGACAAAATAAGTGAACTTACACAAAATAATCAAAATGGAGAAGCAGAAAAGGTTTTAACAATTGTAATGAATGGAGTAAGCAGAAACACAATGGGAATTCGAGATATTATCAAAGGGACTAGATAATGGCTATTTATCCTACTACTTTAAATATTGAAAGCTTTGATGAAAAAACTATTAAACCAGTTTCTACAAGTAGTTATAACAGTGGATATTCTCAAAAAGTTGCAAAATATACTAGAAAAATTCTAGCTTTTTCTTTTACACATGAGAATTTAACATTAGTCGAAAAAATAGAATTAGATACATTCTTTACAACAAATCAAGGTCTTAGTTTTAGTTTTGTTCATCCATTAACGGATGATGTATATGAAGTTAATTTTGAAATGGATGAAATCAATTTTTCATACGATAAAACAATGAAAACTTATAGCACTAAAATAGCTATAAAAGAGGTTTAAAAATGTTATCTGATATTACAAAAATAGAAAAAAACCAACTAAATAGCAACAGCGTTTGGCTTAGTATGTTGGAAATAAATATTCCATCTGTTGCAGAAACTCTAAGAATTGTAAATAACAATGAAGATATAACTTGGAAAAGTTTTACTTGGCTTAAATTCCCTTTTGAGCTTGATGAAATATCACAATCTGTGAATGCTGAAACTAGCCAGTTTCAAATAAAAGTTGGAAATGTAAAAAATATAATAGGTCAATATATTCGACAATATGATGCTTATGTAAAAACAAATGGTTTTGAAGCAATAACTGTCGTTTTATATATTGTAAATAGTAAAGATTTAGCAAATACAACACCAGTTTATAGCACAAACCTAATACTTACAACTTCAAATTTAAATCATTTAGAAGTTAGTTTTACAGTAAGTGCTAGGGATTTGTTCCGTGCTAGAACACCACAAACTAGAATGTTTCCTAACTCTTGTAGATTCAAATTTAAATCTACTCTTTGTGGATATTCAGGACCAGTATCTTTATGTGATAAATCACTTTCAAGATGCAGACAACTTGAGAATTCTAAAAGATATGGCGGTTTTCCAGCTATTGGGAATCAAGGAGTTTCAATATGATAAGTAGATTTATTGGTATTCCTTTCGTTTCTAAAGGTAGAACTTTTAGAGGGTGTGATTGTTATGGACTTGTAAAGCTTTATTATAAAGAAGTTTTAAATATTGAAATTCCTGAAACTGTAATTACAGCAGAACAACCAAGACGAACATTTGCAAATTATTTAAATGAGATTTCAAAAAACTGGACTTCAACAGTTCCATCTAAAAATGCAGTTGTTGCAATGGCTGTAAATGCTGAACATCCAACTTTAATAACTCATTTTGCAGTGATGATTGATGATAAAAGATTTATTGATACAAGGGAAAATATGAGTTCATATCTAACAAGTATTAATGATGAAAAAATAAAAAACCAAATAAAAGGATTTTACAAATGGCAACATTAACAACAATACTAAATCCTTTTAATCCAAATGAAAAAACAGTTCAAAGGATAAATCCATGTTTTATTTATGAGTGTTTAGTTCCATACAGTGAAGACATAGAATTTGTAGTATCTTTAAATGGGAATATCACAGAAAACTATGAATACAAACTAAAAGAAAATGACTTTTTAGTAATAGTTCCTATACCTGCAGGTGGTGGCGGTGGTGGTAAAAATGTAATTAGAATCGTTGCAATGGTAGCACTTGTAGTTGCTTCTCAGGGTTTAGCTGCTGGATTTATGGGAGCGACTGCAGGGATGGTGGGAGCTGGTGTTTATGGTGGAATGACTGGAGCTTTTATTTTGGGTGGTTTGCAAGCAGGGATTATTATTGGTGGTGGTATGCTAGTAAATGCACTTTTACCAGCTGCATCACCATCTGTTGCAACTTCAACAGCTCTTAGTGAAGTATCTCCTACTTATGCTTATAGTGGTGGTTCAAATAATCGTGAGGTTGGAACAACTCTCCCTATTATATTGGGAACAGCGAGAGTAACACCACCAGTTATTGCTAGTTATTTATCATTAGATGGTGATAAACAATATCTAAATATTCTAATGGCTGTAAATGATGGAGTTGTAAATAATATAAGTGATATAGAAATAAATAATCAAGCAATATTAAATTTTAATGATGTTGAATATTTTACAACTTTAGGAACTGAAAATCAAACAGCAATCGGAAATTTTAGAGATACTGCAACAACGATTTCATTAAGTAGAAATCTAAATGAATTAAATTATGAAACTACATATACAACAGTTTCAAACACTATAAATGAACTTGAAGTTGTTATGCTTTTTGGAAGTGGTTTATTTAGTATTTCAGATGATGGGACTTATTTAAATAAATCTGTATCTTTTGAAATAAGTTATAAAAAAAGCAGTAGTACAACTTGGATAACTCAATCTTATACCGTTTCAAATACTTATAAAACTTCAAAAAGATTAAGTTATAGATTTAAAAATCTTGAAGTAGATACTTATGATGTTAAGATAAAAAGAACAAGTTCTTATGATACCAATACAAGAGTTGCAAATGCTCTTAGTTTAGATTATATAAATGAAATAGTGTATGATGATTTTTGTTATCCAGGTGTTGCCTTACTTGCTATTAATGCAATGGCAACAGATCAATTAAATGGTAGTATTCCTACAATAACTTGTTTAGTAAATAATACAGGAACTGTAAAACAAAAAAATAACCCAGCTTGGGCTTGTTATGATTTATTAAAAAGAGAAGGGATTCCTGACGAAGATATTAACTTAACAAAATTCCAAGAGTGGGCAGATTTTTGTACTGCTAAAAACTTAACAGTTGGTTTATATTTAGATTCTCAACAAGAGCTTCAATCAGCTTTAAATATGATATCTGTTTTAGGTCGTGGGATTGTATTACAGTTTGGAAGTATCTTTACTCCAATTGTTGAAAAAGTAGTTGATATTCCAACTCAAGGTTTTTTATTCACTGGTGGAAATATTATTGATAGTTCATTTTCAATCTCATATATTCCATACAATGAACGAAGTAATACTATTGAAGTTACATACTATGATGAAACGGATAGTTATAAATCTAAAACAGTTCAAGTTCAATCACATGATTTTGATTCAAAAACCATGGAAATCAAATCTTCAATTAATTTATATGGTTGCACAAGAAGAGCAATGGCAGCATCTTATGCAAAATTTTTATTAAATAAAAATAGATACATAAGTGAAACTGTATCTTTTACAGCCTTTGTAGATTCCATTGCTTGTAATGTTGGTGATGTAATAAAAGTAGGTGTTAAGTATATGACAAATACTTTAGCAGATGGAAGAATTTTAGGAGTTGAAAATAATAATACATTAATACTTGACCAAGAAGTAGAACTTTTGGACAATGAAGATTATCAAATACAAATAAGATGTATAGATGATGAAATCATGACTATCAATATTCCTTCTGTTAATATGAATACTTTTTCACATAGGATAGAAATTGGAACTTTCCCACGGGAAATTAATAAATTTGATGTATATGCTCTTGGAAAACTTGATACAGAAGCAACAAATCTTTATAGAGTAACAAGTATTACAAGAGCTAGTGATCTAAAAAGAAAAATATCTGCAATTGAATATAACGAAGATGTTTATAATGATAGTGCAATTATTAATGTAGAACCAATAGTATTAATTGATAATACAACAAATATTCAAACCGAAGAAATCTTAATTCAAAAAAATGATGGAACAATAGATGAAATACTTGTTGTCTCTTTTAATGGTAATAAATTAACTAATACTATTTATTTAGATGGTAAAAAAATAGGAACTACAACAACTAATAATTTTGAAATCAAGAATCTTTTAACAAGAGGTAAATCTTATGAAATAAAAGTAAATGATAAAGCTATTTCATATACTTTTATAGGTCTTTTAGCAAAAATAGGAACACCAACAGATTTAAGTATTAATCTATTAGCTACTAATACAGTTATTTCATGGAGTCCAGTTGCATATGCTGCTGGATATAGAATATATCATAACAATGTAGTAATTGAAGATAATATTAAATCAAGTACATTTAACTATAAGCTTTTAAAAAATGGTACTCATACTTTTAAAGTAGAAGCTTTAAATGTAGGGTTAAATCCAAGTGATGCAATTGAAGAAAGTATTGTAGTTGATGTTCCACTTTCTCCAAATGTTAGTGTTGCATATAAAGGTGAGAATGTACTTATAAAATGGGAAGAGTCAAATTCAACTTATCCAATTTCACACTATATTGTAAGCCATGATGACCTTACAACAATAGCAAAAACAACAACATATACAACCAAGGCAAATTGGAATTCAAAGAGTATTACTATTCAAGCTGTTGATATTGCAGGAAATGTTTCTACAATCAGAACAGCTACTTCTACAATAGCCCTTCCAACTGTAACTGAGGTTACTTCAAAAGTTATAGATAACAATATTTTATTGTATTGGAAGCAAACAGCAAAAACTTTACCAATAGCCCATGTGGAAATAAAAAAAGGTGAAACTTTAGCAACTGCAGAACAAATAGGAACAAATAATTCAACCTTTGCAAACCTTTTTGAGTCTAAAAGTGATTACTACACTTATTGGATAACACCAGTTGACTCTGCAGGAAATAAAGGAGATAGTTTATCCACTACAGCTCTTGTAAATGAACCACCAGACTATACTCTAAATGCTCAATGGTTTAGTGACTTTTCTGGTACAAAATATAATTCATTTTCTGAGTCAAAGAAATTATATTTAGGTATTAAAAATGAGACTTTTGAAAATCACTTTATTGTAAATAATTGGAGCTCAGCACAAGAGCAAGTAAATGCAGGTTATTTGCTTTATGCACAACCATTTGCAACTACTTCATATTATGAAGAAGTGTTTGATTATGGAACTGTTTTAGCTTCAACAACTGTTACAGCAATTCTTGATTATGAAAGAATAGGCAATGGTGGATTCCAAATAGATATTTCAATTAGCGAAGATAATACTAATTGGACCTTATATAGTAATAGCTCAAAAGTTACTACTTCAAACTTTAGATATGTGAAAGTAAAAGTTAGTTTTATAGGAAGTGTAAATGATGCCTTTATCGTAAATACAATGGAGGTAAAACTTGATTCTAAAATCAAAAGTGATAATGGAAAAACAACAGCAAAAGATAGTGATGTACATGGAACAATAGTAAATTTTAATAAGTCATTTGTTGATGTAGTAAACATATCTATTACTCCACTTGGAACAACCTTAAAAAATTTTATTTGTGATTTTACAGATGTTCCAAACCCAACTTATTTTAAGGTGTATATATACGATATGAATGGAAATAGAATAACAAGCGACTTTACTTGGTCAGCGGAAGGATATTAATATGAATGCGAATTGGATTTTACCTGTACTAACTTCAAACTATGCTAATTTTTTAGCAGAAATGAAATCAAGAGATGAAGATATTGCTATTTGGTTTGACAATACAACTTCTGAAAATTTACCAAATAAAACTAAACGATGGAATAGCTCAGGTGGTAAATTTGAGATATGGGATGGAACTACTTGGAGTGATTTATCAAATCTATATGAAATAAAAGTAAGAGATAGTGATAAGTTAAATGGTCAAACTGCATCATATTATGCAGTAGCAAATCATGGGCATACTGCTGCAACAACAACAGCAAATGGTTTTATGAGTTCTACTGATAAAATAAAACTTAATAATATTGCAGAAGATGCAAATAACTATTCTCATCCAACAGGTGATGGAAACTTGCATGTACCTGCAAATGGAATAGCAAACAATGGTAAATTTTTACAAGCAACATCAGTTGCAGGAGTTTATATTTGGGCTTCTCTTCCAACTTCAAGCTTATCAACTTTAGGGATAAATGCAACAGCAGCAGAATTAAATATTTTAGATGGAGCTACTGTTTCAACAGCAGAATTAAATATTTTAGATGGAGTTTTAATCACAGCTGAACAGTTAAATTATTTAAGTGCATTAACTGGAAATGTTCAAACACAATTAAATGCAAAAGCAGCACTTGCAAGCCCAGCATTAACAGGAACTCCAACAGCACCAACCGCTACAGTTGGTACTAATAATACACAAATAGCAACTACTGCATTTGTATTGGCAAATATTACAAATACAGTAGTAGGCACTGCAAATGCTGGGTTATCTGCAGGTGCAATTGGAAGTTATACACATGCCTCAATAATCAGTGGAGCACTACTCTCTTTAGGTGGTACCATAGCTGGTAGTGGGATTAATGCTGGTAATTCAAAACTTACTGGGGGGAGTGTCTTGACAGGTACATGGAGATATATGGGAAGAGGTTCAACCTCTCAAAGCACAGAGTCTTATGGACTTTTCTTAAGAATTGCATAAAGGGGAATATAATGATTTTTACAAAAATTAAAGATTTAAAATATAGTAAAGAAGATAATTCTTTTATAGATTTACTTGCTACTTGTGAAGAGTATGGGGAAATTCCAATGACTCTTAATTTAGTAGATACGGAAGATTTACATTATTTTGCAACTGGTACTTTTGATGAAGATAAAAATGAGATTTTAATACCACTTGAAGAGTACTGTAAAAAGCAAAAAATAGCTCCTTATGTTGAGCCAGAGCAAGTTGTAATTATTCCTAATTCAATTACACCTCTTCAAGCAAAATTACAATTATTAGATGAGGAATTACTTGATGAAGTTGAAGTAATGGTTAAAGTTGATAGAAAAATAGAACTTTATTGGACAAATGCTCAGAACTTCTATCGAAATGATGAAATCCTTTTAGGTATGGCAACAGCTCTTGGATTAAGTGATGCACAACTTGATGATTTATTTTTACAAGCGAGTAAATTATGAGTAAAGATCTAATAGAAAAATTTGAAAATGATAGAAAAAAAAGAAGCAGGTTAAATAGGATTTTACTCATCTTTGACCAGATGTGTAATGTTATATTTTGGGATGGAAGTCAAGATGAAACAGTTAGTTCTCATATTGGTAGAAGAATAGAAAAAGGTGAAGCGACATGGTTTGATAAAAAACTTTGTTGCTTTTTAAAAAGATTAGAAAAAAATCATTGTGAAAAAAGTTTAGGAGAGTAGAGTGAATTTAAATGTAAATGATTTAGCAACAATCGTAAAAGTATATTTTGTAGTGGTATATAGTTTGGTAATTGTTGCTTTAGATTATGCCGAAATACCACATAAAGCATTTTTTGTTTTATGCATCTTGATGTCTGCGGACATAATAACAGGAATAATAAAAGGATTTACTCTTAAAGAGCTTTCTTCTCGTCCTATTGTTACAGGTATGCTTAGAAAAACAGGATTGCTATTAGCTATTTATTTTATTTTTTTAGGAGTTTCAGTTATCAAAGAGTTTGGTTTTATAGGTAATTTAGCTTTAGGTATGTTTATTTTGGCTGAATTAATATCAATTCTTGGAAATATTATTGCAGTTAGAGAAAAACAAAGAATAAGTGAACATGATGCATTGATAGTTATTAGTAATGTTTTAAAAGATTTATTTCAAAAAAGGGGGAAAACAGAATGAATCCAATAAAAATATTTTTCGATAAATTCAAAATTTATTTTTTTGTAGCGTTTATATTAGCTTTTATTTATTTCTATTCTCAAAATCAAAGTCTAAAAACAGATTTGAAAATAAAAAGTGATGATCTAGTTGAACAAAAAAATATAAATGATTTAACTATAAAAGCCTATGAGCAAACTTTAGAAATTGAAAAAGAAAAAAATACTTTTGAAATTACAACACAAAAAGAAAAAGAGCCACTAATAAAAATAAGTGAAAAAGTAAAACAAGAAGTTCAAAATGTGAAAAAATATAAGGAGGTAAAACAAGATGAAAAAGAGTGTCCTAAGCTTGGTACTTTTAAGCTTTAG